ATGGAACGAGCAGACTTGTTCACCGCTCAGTTTGATGAGGTGAGCGACAACGGCCGGCGCCGCTTCATGGTGGCCACGGAACTCCGCGAGCGGGAGGCGGACGGCTCGATCCCTGCACGCGCGTGGTTCAACGGCGAGGAGTTCGAACTCGACGCCGAGGATGACGATGGGATCACGATCTACGTGAGGCAGTTGTGAGCGACGCGATCGACGACGGCGCGCAGCTGCGGTGCGCACGCTGCAGTGTCCTCATGCGTGACATCCCGGGCGGGTGGGAATGCCCCGCCTGCGGTCATACAGTGCTTCCCGCGATGCCCGTCGACGTGCCGCCACGGTTCCGGGGTCCGTCGATCCACGGCGGATGACCCAGGCCTAGGCGAGCGGCCTGATCAGGTCGGGGTCGGTGGGGTTTACGGTGCGTGAGTTGTTCACGCGGCGGTCCACCTCGTAGGTGCGGATGGTCCTGGCGATCGATTCGGAGCTCGCGGTGAGTGCGTCGAGCATCTCGAGTCGGTTGTGCTTCGAGGCGGCCGTGTCGCCTGCGACGGTGAGGGACTCGATGTTCAGCCAGTCCTGCCAGAGATCCTCGGTCAGGAACGCTGGCATCCGGTCGTGGACCTCCCCGGACGCGTCGCGCGCCTCACGGGTGACGACCACGAACACCCGCTGCGGTTCCCCGTCGACCTCGGCGGTCCAGGTGAGGCCGGCGGCGGCCAGGACGCCGTCGCCGTGGATGAAGTGTGGCTGCTTGTCACCCTTCGGACCGGTCCATTCGTAGTAGCCGATCATCGGGACGATGCAGCGGGCGTTGGAGAACGCGCCGGTCCAGAAACCGGTGGCGAGCTTCTCGATCCGCGCGTTGATGATCGGTGCGCCCTTCGGCCGGTTCGGGGGCTTGGGCCAATCCCACCGTGCCAACGTGATCGACCGTTCGATGGTGCCCGCGTCGTCTGCGCGTTCCCGAACGATAGGTGCGTTCTGTGTCGGTGCGATCGAGTAGGAACCGGTCCAGTCCTCAGCGCGCCCGCCCTGGGCCACGAACTCGGTGATGAGGTCGTTGGTCTCCTTGTTCATCGCGAAACGTCCGCACATGCTCGCAGGCTACGTGTACGCGTGGTGGACATGCCAGTCCTCGCCGGTGCGGAACACGTCGAAGACGAGCGACTCACCGTCAGTGTTGGTGGCTTGGAAGCGCCACCCGTAGAGGCCGTGATGGTTCTCAAGGGGCGCGGTTCAGATGGACTGGCGGAGGCGTGTGGGGGTGTCGGTGATGCGCCATCGGCGGCCGGCGTAGACCATCCGGGTGGGGACGTCGTTGACCATCCATAAGGTTGCTTTGTGTTCGAGATGTGTCACCGTCATGGGTTAAGACAATAGAACACACATTCGATGATTGGTACCCTGTACCCTCTCGGCCGGAGGAAGGATTCCGGCTACCCGTGACCAAGAACCGCCGCTACGAAGCGCACTACGACGCGCTTAATGACCAGCGCATCGCCGAGGCTGCCACCTCCGTGACGCTGCCCAATCTCGCCTACGGCCCCGAACCCATCCACTGGGCAACGCCGCGCGATCGGCCCGCGGTGTGGGCCTGGATCCAGTGGGAAGGGAAACCCGCTGAGCGTCTCGCCGCGGTCGCCACAGGCTGGAACGACCGCGTCGTCATCGTGGAGTGGTACAGCGCGGCCGGCGCGCGCAACACCGTCGTCTGGCGGAACGCAGTCACAAGGCGTGAGCAGCATGGCGAACCCCGGACATGAGCTCGCCTGCTACATCGGAAGTCACCGGTATCGTGCGTGGCATGACCGAACCTCCACGCCGTCCCCCAGCAGCGGTACTCACGGAACTGCGCAGGGAGGTCCGCTTTCACTGTCCCGCCGCGACCGCATCAGGCTCGTGTGGTAGCCCGTACCTCACCTGGCATCACTTCGATCCGCCGTGGCGAGTTGAGAAACATCATCGGCCAGAGGGAATGATCGCGCTTTGCCGGGAGCACGCCGACAAAGCGGACAACGGCTCGTACACGGACGACCAACTCCGCCGATTCAAGCGTTCGGGCGCATTGAACGAGACAGAGGTCAGAGGCCGATTCGAGTGGATGCGGCGAGATCTCGTAGCAATCCTCGGATCCAACGTCTTCGTTGACACGCCTGTGCTCCTTTCCTTCGACGGCATCCCAGTGATCTGGTTTCGTCGAAACGAGAACGGCGAGGTGATGGTCAACTACCGGATGCCCTCTGTGTCGCCGCGGACGACGATTATCAACAACGTTTGGGATGTTGATCAGGGCGATATTGACGAAGTCATCTGTCCACCAGGCGCCCGAACGCTCGAGGTCCGCTACACCAACGGGGACATCTTCAAGGTGGAGTTCTACGCAGCCGAGACTGCCGAAGATGCCATTCGGCGTTTCCCGCGCGTGGGTCCTCGGCACAAGCTGCGAGGCCTCTCCTACCCGTCAACCTTCGTCACGATCACCGACGTAGCTCAAGAAGGAAGGATCCGCTTCCACGAAGATCGTGTCTTCAAGCCGATCCAGGGCCACCAAATCGCGTCGTCATGGTTCGAGTCCTGCGTCGTCGGGATAGCCGTCTCGGGTGAATCGCCGGAGGCGCTGGCGCGCGACGAGCGGCAGCATCGGGTGTGGAAAGAGGGCAGAACCCCTGCAGTACGTCAACGATTGATCGAGGAATGGCTCGACGAGTTCGACGCGGAGCGCGCGGCAGCCGAGATCCAGCAGGCCGTCGCGGTGCGCAGGTCACGCTCGCGTCCGTGAGAGAGGTCGAGGGCGCCCCAGACAGCGTCCGCGAACGAAAAGACGCCCCTCGATCAACGTCCGTGGACGTTGATCGAGGGGCGTCTACGGCTACGCGCCATAGTTGTTCGGTGTCGAGCTGAGCCCGATGGGAAGGCCGTCGGCCAAACCCATCGCGCGGCGGATGGGGTTGATGAGTTCGCAGAGAAGCTCGTTTCCGACGAGCGTCGACCCGACTAGGGGATGCGACTCCAGCAAGGGGTCCGCGGGGGAACCGGGCTTCGGCAGCCCCTCGATCCCCGAGTCCATCCAGTCCTGGAATGCTGAGGCCGCCTCGCCGAGCTCGAGAGAGGACACGATATAGAGCTTGTTGGTCAGGCTCTGTACCGTTTCCTGTCTCGCTCGAAGCTCGGAGAGATGCTGCTGCGTAAGCTCGCCTTTGCCGACCGCGCGGAAGATCTCGTTGCCGAGAAACCGCATGAACTCGTTGGCGGCATCGAAGTACTCAGCAGCTCGAACGGTTCTCTGCTCTCGCAACCACGAGGCTGACTCGTGATCGTGGGCAAGGTTCGCCAGCTGCTCCTGGTGCTCGCGGTTGCCGCGATCCAGCTCCACCTGGTGTCGTCGGTTCTTCGCGTCGAGCTCCCGCTGCAGCTTCCGCCCCTGCGCAGAAACCACAAAGGTGACCACGATTGAGGCTCCGGCTGCTACAGCCGCAAGGCTCGCAGCCAGTGCCGACAGATGATCCGCTTCCATCGCCGGAGGATACCGCGCCGGCGATCGCTACGCCCAAGAGGGTGAGGACCATGCCGAGAATCATGCCCAGCCCGAAGATCCAGACGTAGGCGATCTCGGCGCTCACGGGAGCACCGTCGCCGGGTTGCTCCAACTGTCGCCGTAGTAGACGCCACCGGGTGTGAGGATCTCGGCCACGTACTCGTCGTGATCCTCGGCGGCGACATCCGCGAATGACCTGCCCGACGCAGTCAGATCCTCGAGGTAGAGCCGGTAGACGACGATCGACGAGAGACCGTTGACTTGCCCGATCGATGCGGCCCCGAGACGCACGAGCCTGTTGAGGGCGACGAACGATGCCGGCGCATCGGTGGTGCCGATGCCGGCGAAGAACGTGTACGCGCCGCCACTTCCGTCGCGTCGTTCGACCGGGCCCAGCCGAAGGCCTGACGCCGAGGTCGGCGCGTACGCCTGGCTGCTCGTCGACGTGGGCCCAACTGTCAGCCAGCGGTCGCCGGCGGTGCCGACCGGGTTGCCCTTTTGCAGCCCCGCGAAGTGGTGTGGGTTCGACGCGTACGGGCCGATCCGGGTAACGCGATACCAGGCGCCGAGGTAGTAGTCGTGCGTCGGGTTCGCGTTGATGAAGGCCAGCAGCTCCGCGCTGCCGAGACTGATGTCGACGGGCTCGTACGGCGACGCCTGCGCAGAGAGGGAGTTCATCACATGGATGCCACCCTTGGCCGTCAGCTCGGCCTTCATCTTGACCGATCCCGGCGCGATGGCGTTCGTGATTGTCGGCGACCCCGGGTCGCCCCCGATGGTTGCCGCCGCGAGCTCTGCGGCAAGGTTCGCCACCGGGCCGCTGACGGCAGGGAGCGACTCGAGCGGCGCGAACGGACTGCCGGGGTAGATGAGCACCAGCGGACCGGCGCTCACGTCCTGAAGCAGCGTCGACGCCTTCGGGGTCGGCACGCCCTGGATCAGGGTGCCGGGGATCCTCAGAACGGATGGCATGGTTCCTCCTACTTCGTCTCGGCGATCAGTGCCACAAGCAGGCGCGGATCTGTGCCGCCCTCGAATGTGGGCTTGAGGACGATCCGCATCCACTTGCCGTAGCCGACGAGGGAACGGGACTGCGCGGACGGTGCGGCCGACATCATGGCGAAGTCGGCACCCTCCCGTGTCAGCGCTTCGACCTGATCGAGCGGCACGTCGTACCACCGCGGCTTCGTGAGCCGCTGACCAGTGGTGTGCATGACGGCGAACTGCAGAACGGGCTTGAGCTGCCACGACGTTGGGGCGCCGAGGACCTGCTCCACACCGACGGTCCACCTGCACTCGTCGGAGAATCCCCAGTCGAACTGTGAGACCGGGAACTCGTTCGCGACAACCGCCGACGTCGACGCGTCCGCGCGCAGTGCCATCGTCGAGTCGGCTGCGAGGAATACTTGCGTGCGACCAGCCATGCTCACGCCGCCTTTCGGATCGAGACGACCACGTCATCGAGGATCGCCCACACGTCGCCGGCCTCATACCCGGTGACCGTGGGGTCACCCGCGGTGATGTTGAAGCCGGGGTTCAGCCCGCCCCCGAACGACCGCTGCGGGTCGGTTGCGCTGTACTGCGGCGGCTCCGCCCACGGGCGATACCCGAACGGGACGAGGTCGATGAGCTGGTCCGCGACCTGCAGCGAGTCGTACCTGCCCCATCCGTCGTTCGCCCACAGATCAAGCGTGAGACGGCAGTATGTCGCGTTGCGCTTGTCCTCGTTGAACCCGGGAGCAGCCGCCCCACCGACGGTGCTGTCGAGCCACTGATGAACCGAGAGAGACTGATTCCCGATCCCCCACCGCTGGAACCCCGTCGCCGGGTCGATCCCGACACGGGCATTGAAGTACGAGCGGCCTTTGTAGTTCGGGTTCGTCTCCCAATCGCTCGGGAGTACCCACTCCTGCGTGTCGAGGTAGACGTTGAAGCTGCCGAACGCCCGCGCCGACGTACCACCGAGCGCCATGTGCCACGAGATATCGAGGTAGCGGAAGCCATCCTCGGTGATCGGAAAGTCACGGGAGAGCCGGTTGTACGACCCTGTGCCGCCGTGCCGCCAGTTCGACCGGACACCCGGGTCGGTGATGTGAGCGGGTACCGTCCTCGCCGACATGAGCAGCGACCGTGCGCCCGACAGCGCACGCTCCGACGTCAGCGACATCGGGTTCCGCACGGTCGAGGTGGTGTCGTTACCGGCGATGTGGTCGGCCCACCGGCCGAAGCCCTCCTCGAAGTTGTCGAACGCGAGGATCTTCCCGTCGAGCACCTGCTGGTCACGCTCGAGCGAGCGGGCGGTGCCGATGTCCAGCAGTGAGCCGGCGTTCTCCCTGACACGAGTCCATGTCGTCATCAGTTCTCTCCCATCAGGGTCTCGATGTGACCGCTCGCCAGGTCGACGCGCTGCCAGAGGATGAAGTTGCCCGGCCAGACGAACGGCTGGTCGGGGCCGGTGTAGGAGTGCAGGAGATTCGCGAGCGCCCACTTCGTGGTGGTGTCGAACTGGCCGGTGCTGTCGAAGCCGAGCGCGTAGCGGTTGCCTTCCGCGTCGGCGAGGTAGAACCCGCCATCGCCGTCATCGATCACCGTCAGCCGCGGCATGCCCTTACCGTGCGCCGATCGCATAGTTGCTTCGGCGATCTCGCCGTCGACGTCGAACCCGACCTTCGACGGGCGACCGTCGGCGTCCCCGAGGAACCCTTCGTCGTCGGGAAACTCCGGCGCGACAGGCAGCGAGGTCGACACGTCGCGCGTCGCCAACATCTCGTCGACCGCGGCTGCAGCTGCAGCGGGAGCAGTCTGCTCCACGACGGTCTGTGCTTGGGACGCCGATGCCTGTGCGGCGGCGGCCGCGGCGATCGCGGCGGCGACCGTGTCGGGGTCAAGGCCCGCCGCGAGGACCGCGCCGAACTTCGACGTCAGGAGTGTGACGAACGCGCCGGACTTGAGGATGACCTGGGGCGGGTCGCCTGGGACACGGAAGTCGGGCAGCACGCCGATGCTGCTCGAGCGCAGGGTCGGGATGCCGGCGCCCGACGCCGGATCCGTGATCGGAAGGGGTGTCGCGAACGCTGAATCGTCGCTCGCGAACACCTGGAACGTCGCACCGGTCACGAGTTCGTCGGCGTCCGGGTTGTATGCGATCTGCGAGTCGAACTGATCCTGGATGGGCATCTCAGCGGCTCCTCTCGGAAGGGGCGAACGTGATCGTGAGGGCCGCGGCCAGCACGGCGGCGGCCGCGGCCCAGCTGGGCATCAGGCGGCCAGGGCGTACTTCTGCTGCTGACCGTTCGCGAAGATCGCGATCGCGCTCGACAACGCAGTGAGCCCGATCGAGAGGCCCGTGACGATCTGCGTGTTCACGTCCTCGCTGTAGAACCCGAGGATCACGAGCGCCGGCGAGACCACGGTGCCGAGCGAGTAGACCGCACCCCGCACGATCGCCCAGCCTTGTGTTGCCCAGTCCGCGATGCGGACGTTGACGAGGTTCAGCAGCGACGCGACTGCTCCGAGGATCGCGCCAGAGATAATGAGCACCTGCTCCCACGTGCCTTCGGTGCCGTAGCCGAACATGATGGCTAGCGGCGCGATCGTGACCAGGAACGCCTGGATCAACTGGCGACGCTCAGGGGTGAACCAAGTGGCGATGTTCTTCATGATGACCTCCTCAGGTCAGAGGGTTTTCGGTGTCTTCGATGGACGGGTGGCGGCCAGGCTCGACGCCCAGCGAGCGCAGCTGATACCGCAGGTGCGCGGCGTGCTCCTGCCACGCGATGCGGCGGTCTCGTTCTCGGTCGGCGCGGGCATCCGCTGCCCGCTCCCCCGCCTCGGCTTCGGCCTGCAGGGCGAGGGCGTGGTCGCGCTGCGCGATGATGTCTTCGCGCCGCTTGTCTTCCTTGCCGGAGACGCCCTTGCGGGCGAGGGACACGACGGATGCGATCTCTCGGATCGCGGCTCCGATGCCGCCAGCGCCGAGCACAGCGACGAGTACAGCGATCCAGTTGAGTTCCACTGTGTTGCTCCCCGGGTCACTCGTGACGTTGGACGAAGTTCGGCGTCTTCCTCCGTAGTGCTTCGGCCATGCGTGACCGGAAGTCGTTGTGGTCGGGGTCGGTGGCGAAGATCTGCAATTCAGCCCATCGGCGGATCATCAGGCCCATCGCGACAAGGACGAGGGCGACTGCGACAGATGAAGTGATGCTGGCGAAAGCGAACCGGCCGAGGACGACGAAGTAGATCAGGATCCCGAACGCGGCGAGCACGGTGGCGGGGACCTCGACCATCCATCGGCGGAGTAACCGACCTGTGAAGCCGACACCGCCCCCGGCGAGGAGCAGGAAGGCCCACACGCCGACGAGCCACGGTGCGGAATCGAGTTCGTCAACGACGGTCGCTGGTGTGGCGGTGAGGGCGTACACGCCGCCCGCGAAGACCGCGGCGTACACAACGAGGTCGATGATTCGGATGATGGCCTCAAAACGCCGGCGGCGCGTCGTCGGCACGGGGTACTTGTCCACGATCACTCTCCTGTCAGCAGCGGCCAGGCCCACGTCAGCTCCCAGATCACGAGCGGCACGAGCAGGGCGAGCAGGATGGACGGCGGCCACGGTCCGCGCCACCACGACGTGCGGCGGCGCGGACCGGTGTGCTGGTAGTTCGGTCGCATCAGAGCGCTCGGTAGTTCTCGGCGTTCGCTCGCTGCAGCGCGGCCGTCATCACGGGCCCCTGCTGGTCGTTGCCGACGTAGCCCCAGCGCTTGCGCAGCCAGTTCCCGATCGACCCGTAGCCGGAGTTCGCGATCCACCGGGCGAAGCCGGCCTTGGAGCCGGGACCCCAGTCGTTGTCGATGCGGCCCTTGTATCCGCCGAGGCGTGCGATCTTCTGGAGCCCTCGGACGTCGCCGATCATGGCGATGGTGTCGACGGACACGCTCGGGTAGACGGACTGCGCAGCGGGCCGGTGGAGCTCGGCGTAGTACTTCTCGTGCCCTGCCTGCGTGCCGCCGCCCCAGATGCCGTCGATCTTCCCGGAGTACCAGCCACGCGACTGCAGGAATGCCTGGTAGCGCTTGTACGCCGCGATGGTGGCGGGGCCGCGGCGACCGTCGACGAGGAGGTGCTCGCCGCGGGTCGCGTTGAGGAACGCCTGTTCCTGCTCGACCGTCTTCGAGTAGGGCGGGAGGCCTGCCACGTTGCCGGGCTTGCCGATCCAGTTGCCTGGATCCATCCACTTCCACTCGTCTTGCGCGACGCCGTTGAGCCAGAATTCGGTATGCAGGTGCGGCCCCGTCGACCGGCCGGTGCTGCCAACCGGGCCGATGTGTTGGCCGAGCGAGACGTGCGCACCCAGCCCAACGCCCGCGAGGCTGTCGAGGTGGCAGTTCATCACCTTCAATCCGTCGGCGCGGGTGATGGTCTTGGTGAGACCGCCGTTGCCCCAGGTGCCGACGAAGGTGATGACGCCTGGCGTGATCGCGGGCACCTGGACGCCGCGGGCTTTGCCGAAGTCGATGCCGGTGTGACCCGGGTACGTCGACGGGTTCGAGAACGGCATGGGCATGCGTGTCATGGCTCAGCCCTCCCTCTCGAAGTCCGCCGCGGTGGGCGTGTATTGGTCGGGTGTTTCGCCGTAGCCGGTCTCGCCGGCTTCGTCCATCGCGCCGAGGTCCGGCTGCGGGGTGCTGCTTTCGGCCATGGCCGTGTCCTTTCATGACGAAGCCCCCGGCGGATGCCGAGGGCGGGGAGGTTGCGAGGGTGAGGGTCAGCTGCCGGGGGTGACGAAGGATCCGCCGCGCCCGACCCTCAGCTCGGCGATGGCGGGGAACGCCCCGGCCTTGCCGACGTTCACGGCTGCGGCCGCGGGGAAGGCACCACCCTTGCCGACGTACAGGCTCGCGAGCGTGCGCGCGCTTAGGCGGGCGGAGAGCGGGCCCCAGCCGTAGTCGTTGCGGCCCTGCGACCAGAAGAACCACTCGGTCGCGGGAGTCAGTCCGCCGACGACGCTCGTGCCGCTTGAGCCGACGTAGAACTGCGGGCCGGCCGGGCTCGTGCCGTACCCGATCCGCCATTCACGGATCGGAGAGCCACCGTCGGTTGTTCCGGAGAACATGTACCGCATCGAAGTCGGGCCGATCTGGTCTAGGCCGATCGGGACGGGCGCACCTGGAGGCTTCGGGATCCGGCCCGGCGCGCCGATGGAGCCACCGTGCCACTCGTCGATGGTCCCGTATGCAAGATGCATCGAGAGGCCTACGGACGGCCCGAAGCCGTTCGCGTCGTGGCCGTACCAGCGGTCCGCGACGTGGTCGTGCCACCGCTGCGCGTTCTGCCCATAGCCGCCCGGAAGGAACGGGTTGCCCTCGTGCCAGCCGACACGGCCGTGCCCGTCGGCGTACGCCTCCTGGATGCCATAGCCGCCGAAGCTCGACCCGGTCGACCCCGCCGGACCGTTCGCCGCGCGGAGCCAGACGCGCATGAGAGAGCGATTGTTCCCGACCTCTTGCGCGACCCAGTCCGCCTCGAGCCAGAACTGCGTCGACGGAGAGGACTTCACAATGCCACCGATGCGTACGGTGCCCATGCTCGCCTCCGTCCTACGGCTTCGCCCAGAGCAGGTTCTCGGAGTACGGAGGAGCGGTCGCCCCGACGTACACCGAGTCCGGAACCCATGTCGGCAGCCCCAGGGCGTTGAAGCCGAGTACCCAGGTAATGCCTTGCACCCACACCCGGGTGCCGATGCGTGTCAGGTAGTCGCGAACGAGCAGGCTCTTCGCCGCCATCCCGCCGTCGCCGTGCCAACAGCGGAGGTCGATGACCTCCTGCGGCGCGGTCTGTCCAGCCGCGAACCTGACGAGCGCGAGAGGCTGGTCGTCCTGCGACCCTGGCGAGTCCTCACGACCGGCAGGGATGGCAGCCGTCGACGCGCCCTGGACGAGGACGGGGATCGTCTCCGAGGTCGTCCAGTCGCGGCGCAGTGCGATTAAGTCCCAGCGGGAGCCAGACCCGACCGTCGCGCCGACGAGCGACACCGGAGCGTCGGAGTCGTCGAGGATGCCCTGGCCGGCTGCGCGCCCGGGTGCGACGAGGACCTCGCGATCGCCGGAGCCGAACGACACGGCGTAGGCATCCGGTCCGAACACCGAGTACTGCGCGCCGAGGTGCGACGTCAGCACCGCCCAGTCGGCGTAGTTGACGGTCCCCTCGTACCCCTTCGAGATGATGGCCACAGTTACCTCTTCTCCAGACCGCGCACGGCGGTCGCAACGTGCCTGACGAATCCGACGAGACGCTCCGTCGGGTCCTCGATCGCGAGGCCCACTTTCGGGACGGTGTCGAACCCGCCGTTGGTGTCGTGAGTGATGTCGACCTGGCTGATGACGTCCTCGACGTCGAGCGCGCCGACCTGCACGCGCACCTTGTCGCCGAGCTCGTAGCCGTCCGCGAACCGGAACCATGACGTCTCCCGCAGCGTCGCCGTGAGGCCGGCCTTGCCGCGGTGCTTCGCGAGCTCCGCCCACCCGTACGGGGCGAGGTCGGCGCCGGCCTCCGCGTTGCGGGCGTCGACGTAGATCTCGAGCGCGACGCCGAGCTCCGCTTCGAGAGCCGTGTCGATGACGAGCGCGAACTCGCGTGCGGTGCCGTCGCCGCGGCCGCCGACGATGGCACGGGTTGCGGTCGGTGGCTGATGCACCCACGACCACCGTCCCAGCACCCCGGACTGAGGGGTGATCGGGCGCGGGAAGACCTCACCCTCGCGGACGTCGACGAGCCAGCGGCCCGTCGTGTCGTCGTACTCGTGGGTGAGCTGCAGTCGGTCGTTGATCAGCGGAGGCATGATCTTGTCGCCGAGCTCGTGCATGCGCAGCTCGAGCGGAGCCGTCGCCGGGTCGCCGCGGCCGAGCGACGGGGCGACGTCCCAGGGACGTCCGAGCCGGGTTGCGTTGGCGGCGATCGCGGCCTTCGCGTTGTCCTCCGATGTGCCCGTGTACCGGGCGTACTCGGAGGCGTTCTGCCCGGTGATCGGCGCGCCCGGCACCTGCCAGCCGAGCATGTTCGCGAGGTCCTGCCAGTCGTCCTGCACCGGCACGGTCACCGTCCCGAACGGGGCATCGTCCCCCGTAACCGACCCGACGCGACCGAGCACCAGTCGACGCCGGCTGAGCACGAGGTTGTCGATGGTGACCATCCACACCGCGCACCGGATGCCGTCCTCGCCGACCAGCGTCGGCACGATGGCGTGATTGTCAGGCAACGTCAGATACGCCGACGATGCCGCGTTCCACCGCAGCGTCGCCCTCGTCTTGGCGGGTGCGACCTGGCGGACGAACGCGTTCGATGAGTCGAGGAACTGCGCGACGATGAACCGGCGGCGTGCCATCAGAACGCCCTCCAGTACAGCGGCACGAGCTCCGCCCGCACCCTGCCCGCGCCGGCCGCGGCAATCACCAGCGGTGACGTGCCACGAGCGGGGACCGGGGCGAACATCTGGAACCCGAGATCTCGGGTGACGTCGATCCCGTTGAGGGTCGCGTACTGCCCGGCCGGATCGGTGTCGATGATGAGCGTCGACCCGTCCGGGATCGGGAACGGTACCTCGATGATTGCCCCGCCGACACCGAGCTGCACCTCGGATGCTGGGCCCTGCACCGTCCACACCAGGTACGCTGGCTCGTTGCCGGGGTTCTGGATCGTCGCCTGCTGGAAGGTCGCCGACGGCGAGACGTAGAAGCTCGGTGCGCCCGCGGGCGGGATGAAGTCCTGTCCTTCGTCTGCACCGAACTCCTGCGCGACTGGCCGTCCCCGCCACAGCGGCCGCGGTGCCTCGAGCTGGATCCCGATGACCGCGAACCCGGTGACGAACGGGTCTCGGTGGAACGAATACGACCCGTCGAACACACCCGTCAGCGGGAGCGTGCGCGTGTCCTTCCCTTCCCCGACCGTCCACGTGCCGGTCTCAACCGGGTGGAACGAGTCGAAGAACGCACCGTGCGCGGACTGCCAGTCGTCGATGCTCGACGCGCGGAACAGCAGTGGCCAGTACACCTCCCGTTCCGGCAGCGCGTAGCCGAGCAGCTCCACGCCGGCGACGAGCGGCGACGATGATTTCTGCACGTCCATGCGGGGCATGTGGAGGCCTTGCACACCCGGCGCCAGCCGAGGATTCTCGGCCAGCGGCCGGGTGAGCGGCCACACCGATCCGTCGAACCCCGTCCACGTCATGCGGCGAGGCCGGAAGTCCCCGAGGCTCTCGCCCGGCGACGCGGCCGGAGCTGCGAACACGATCGGCATACGAACCCCCTATGTTGGCGGCAGCACGTCCAGCGCGCGGGTGAACTGGAGCTTCTGCTCGCGCGCCTGCTCCCGCGGGTCGAACGCGTAGTTGTTGCCGTTGTGGATGATCTGGACCGGCGGTGGACCTGGTCGCCGCCCTGTCGGCGGTGCCCCGCCTGTCCCTCCCGGGCCGTCGCTGACCGACAGCATCCGCTGCATGGTCTCCATGAGGATCGCCCAGGAGCGCGCGGATCCGTCGACGGGGATGAACGACTCATCGACATCCCCGCGATCGCCAGTGACCCGCCAGGTGTTCGGCGGGACCATCTGCGCGATCGACTGCATCGGCGTCAGACCAGAGCGCAGCCCACCGCCCGCCATGAACTCGACGAGGTTGCCTCGAGCGTTGGAGAGCGCACCGCGCCCACCCCCGCCACCCGCGTTGATCGCGTCGATGTACATGTTGAAGCGGCGACCCGCGTTCTTGCGGATGAACGCCTCAACGGAGTTCTGCGCCGGCGACGTGTCCGCCGTCATCACGGTCGACACCATGCCCGGCACCGCACCGTACGTCGCAATCAGGTCACGCGCCTGCTGCTCGGTGAGCCCCATCTGAGTGAGCTGCCCGACAAGCGCGCCCGTCGCCGCGTCGTACCGACCCTTCAGCGCGTCCTGCCCCTCACCGGCAGCCGCGGCCGCAGCGAGCTCCGCCTCCAACGCCGCCACCGAGTTCCGGATCTGGCCCTCGAGGATCGCGCCGGAGGACGACGCCGCGAGGTTGGCGAGGTCGACGCCCTCGAGGGAGAGCCTCGACCCGTCAGCCGCGTAGCCCACGGCCGAGAGGTTCTCGGCCAGGACGAGGGATGCGTCGTTCAGGTAGCCCATCGCGACGGCACCCTCGCCGAACTCGTTGAGTCGGTCGCGGGCGTCCTCGATGGTGCCGATCCAGTTCTCTCGCATGATGTCGGCGGCGGCCGTGGTCGCGTCCTCGAAGCCGCGCATCTCCTCGACAGCGGCCTTCAGCTCGCTCGTGTCCTGGTTGAACGGCCACGGCAGCTTGCCGAGCACGTCCGCGATCGAGTAGACGAAGTCCGCGAGCGGGCCCGACACGAAACCGCCGAGCGCTTCCGTGCCGGTGGCGACACCCTCGACGACGCCCACCCCGAAGTCGAGGCCGGCGTTCGCGAGGTCGAGGATGAACTGCATGACCGGGCCACGGTTCTGCGACACGAAGTTCGCGAGATCCCCGAGCGGCTCGGAGAACGCGGCCGCGAGCGCACCCTGGATGCCCTGCGCGGCGACCTCGATGTTCCGCTGCGCCTGCTGGATGCGGGTCGCGTCGTTCGCGGCGAGGGTGTCGAACATGCGCTGCGCGGCGCCGTCGACGCCGTTGAGCTGGTCGACGGCGGTGGACAGGTCGAGGGCGAGGATGGAGTCGCCGAGGTCCTCCCACTGGGCGCCGATCAGCGCGACGCCGGCAGCGTTCCGAGCGACCGGGTCCTCGATGCCGCGGAGGCCGTCGAGGATCTGGTCCAGTCCCTCACGGGCGGATGATCCGCCGGCGGCCATCTTGGCTGTCATCTCTTCGGCGTTCAGACCGATGAGGCGGTAGCCCTCGGCGCTGCTCTCCGACGCGTCGGTCGCGCGAATCTGCAGCTCCTTGAGCGCGTCGGCGACCTTGTCGCTGTTGAACGCGCCGGCGTCGAGGCCCTGGTTGATGAGACCGAGAGCTTCGTCGCCAGTGAGACCGAGCCGGGCGAACAGCGCCGGGTACTCGGTGAAGGTGTCGAGGAGGTCCTCGCTGCGGTTGACGCCTTCACGTGCGCCGGTGGCGAGGATGTCGAACGCGTGGTCTGCCGAGCGGGCGACGCCAGACGACAGCATGACGGTGACGGCCTGAGCGATCGGTCGGATGTCTTCGCCGAGAACGTCGGCGATCCCCGAGAGTCCCTGCACGACGCGCTGTGCGTCGCGGGTGCTGGCGTCGGCGTCGATGATGTTGAATTGCAGCGCGAGCCGCGCAGTGTCCATGTTCGCTTCGATCGACTCACCGAAGACGTTCGCGTAGGCCTCGCCGGCAGCGCGGCCCAGGCGCAGCGCGTCGGCTTCCTGCAGGCCGGTGAGCGCGGCGAGACGGTCGAAGCGCGCCTCGATCGCGAGGCCTTCCTCGAACCCCGAGCGCACGGCACTGCCGACGCCCTCAGCGAGCGGTGCGAGTGCACCGGCGATCGGGATGCTGGCGAGCGCGCCGAGGATGCCGCCGACGATCGCGGACCCGGCGTCGAGCCCACCCTTCTCGCCAGCCTGGCCGGCCTTGTCGGCGACGGCGTCGAGCGCTTCCTCGGCCGGGACCGTGTTGGCGTCGACCTCCATGACGGCCTTCGCGGCGCGCAGACCGTCGAGGCTGCGCTGCACCCTCGACAGGTTCGCCTCGGCACGGCTGATCTCGGCGGTGACCTCGACGTTCGGCGACACCGACTTGAGGTAGTCGAGCCGCTCGTAGACGCGCATGAACGACTTCTCGGCGCGCTCGATGTTCGCGTCGACGGTCGCCATGGTCTTGGCTGTGACGATCCGCTTCGCGGCGGTCTCGACCCGGTCCATGCCGGCGAGGGCATCCTTCTCGTCAGCGTTGACCTTCGCGACGATCGGCTTCTTCTCGATGCGTTCGCCGGAGGCCTTGACGTTCTTCTCGGCCCGGGCCACGTCCTTGTCGTCGGCGGTGATCAGCACCTCGACCTCTGCGGCACGGAGCGCAGCCATGGATCACCTCCTGGTGAGCGCGGCTCGGAGCCGAGAGTTGGAGTCGATGAGCGAGAAGATCGCGGCGCGGATGCTGAGCCACGGCCCGGCGAGAACGACCGGGTCGTACAGGTCGATGCCGCGGTCCTTCAGGTCAGCGACGACGAGCCGCCAGTTCGACAGCAGCGCGTACCAGGACCCGTCGACCTCCACCGCCGGCTTGTCGCTCGACCCCGGGCGCACGGGCGCTGCGGGTGGCGACGGGCGCAGGTGTGGCGGCAGCGGCCGGTAGTCGGTGTACCAGCCCTCGGCGTCCGGCGCACCGATCCCGTACGGTGCGAGATCTTCCGGTGTGACGTCTTCCGGGGCCTTCACGCTTTTGGGTCGGCATCACCGGCATCCGCGGGCTCGTCGACGTCGCGCTTGGCCCACAGGATCTTCGCCAGCGAGTCGGCGTAATCCTTGCCGCGCGCCCAGTAGAACACCGCGTAGTACGCCGCCCGGTCGATCGTGACGCGGTCGAGGCCAGCCTCGTGCATCTGCGCCCACGTCTCGCCGAGCGCCGGATGCTCGTCGGCGCCGATGGTGTCCAGCACTCGCTGGATTTCCTCCGGCACCTCGGTGACGCCCTTGATCATGCCGAGTCGGATCTCGCCGCGGACCGCGGCCGCGGCGATCTTCTTTCCCGCCTCCACGCTGGGCGGGCGCACCACGTAGGTGCACCCGCGCAGCGTGAGTTCGAGGCTCGGCGTGACCCATTCCTCGAAGTCGGTGAAGGACATCCGAGGATCAGGCTCCGCGCACGAAGGTGTACGGCGCCGCCGAGCCACCCGGCGTGGTCACGACGACGGGCACCGCGCCGGCGTCACCGACGGGCAGCACCGCCACGAGCGAGCTCGCGTTGATGATGATGAACTCCGACACGGGAGCCCCGTCGACGGTCACCGCGGTGGCGTCGAGGAAGCCGCTGCCGCTGATCGTGATCAGCTCGCCGTCGAGCGCACCCTCCGGCGACACGAACGACACGGTCGGCGCGGTCGAGCCCCAGCCGGTGAACGGGTTCGCGATCTTCTCGTACGCGCCCTTGCCGGTCAGGGTGACTGCCCACCGCTCGGCGCCGGTGTTGCCGGTGTTCTCACGGTTCGCGTCGACGCGGGCGAGGAACCGGCCGGCGTCGTTCGGGTTCGCGACACCGACGTCGGGCTTGTGGTAGAACCGGCCGTCGATGACTGCGCCGTCGCGGGAGTCGCGGCTGGCGGCAACTATCCGCTCGAGCTCGGGCAGGTACAGCCCGGTTGCGAGAGAACGGTTGCCGAGCACGGTGAAGCTCGTTGCGAAGCCGCGGGAGTCGACGTCCTCGTTCGTTCCGCCGCGGTCGTCGTAGGTGCCGACGTCCGAGGTGATGGCGGGGAACGTGGGATTGAACCCGCTCATGCGGCGGACCGGCTGCCAGACGGGGTCGCCGTAGCTGCCGAGGTTCAGGTCGAGTCCGTACTCGAAGCTCTTGCCGAGCGTGGTGCCGGCGGGGAGCGGGACGTGGGTGCTCATGATGAGGCCTCCGGGTTGTCGAGGATGATTTCGTAGTTCTCGGTGCGCTCTTCGCGACCGTTGTTGTCGGCCCCAAGCGGGGTCATGGAGATACGACGGATGTCGTTGATCCCTCCCACCCGGGAGAGTCCGTGGAGCACCGTCTTCGCAAGATCCGCGAGGCGGTCTGCGCTGACGCGCTGGTACTTGGCGCCGCGGATGCGCAGCTGCGCGCGGCGGGTCGAGATGTCTTCGTCGGTGGTCCCGTAGACCCGGACGCCGATCGCACGGTCCGGGTCGGCGCCGATCGCGCCGTAGAAGATCCCGACCTCGTTGGCGGTGTAGTCGGTGCCGTCTTCGCGGAACGCCCAGCCGGGCAGCCGGGCGAGGAGGCGGCACAGGCGGAGAGTCAGGGTGGCGTCATCCACGGCTCACCCGCCGAACGCTTTCCGGATCCGCGCCGCGATGAACGGTTCGGGGTCGGTCTCGTCGACGGCGGTCTCGAGAAACTTCGCCTGCCCGCCGCCGGCGTGCACGTAGTCGAGGTTCTCGTGCTGCAGCTTCGACACGAGCGACGTGAACCCGACCTGGCCAGTGAGGTCGTCGACGACGGAGAAGCCCGACTTGTCGGAGTCGCCGGTGTCGGTCGGGCTGAGCTCGCGGGCCCGCTTGAGGGTCGCCTTGTTCCAGTCCCGGATGCCCTCCTGCGTGGCCTTCTCGGTCGTCGTCAGGATCGGGAGGTGCATGCGCATCGGATCGCTCCTCTCGGCTCGGGCGCTACTCGAGGGAGAGCACCAGGTGGGACGGCAGCGGCGGGTCGTTCTCGTCACGTCCGACGGCGAGCACCCTCGCGGTGCGCTCAGCGGTGGTGCCAAGCCACACGGTGACGAGCTCGCCCTCTCGGACGTTCGCGGCAAGCGGGACGGTGACGGTCGAGGACGAGACGACCTGGTCGCCATCCGTCGTGCGGACGAGGCGACGCTCGTCCTTTACCTCGGCGACGGAGCTGCGCGTTGCGCCGGGCGCCGGGCCGAGGCCGCCGCCACCGATCGACTGGATACGGACCGTGTGCGGCCACCAGAACGAGCTGTCCCAACTCATGAGTACTCGCCCTCCGGCCAGACCTTCGCGAGCGGCCGGTCCTTCGGGAACGACCCGCGCGGGAGCCCCGGTGCCGCGGCCTCGTCGACGCCGCACAGCGAGCGGAGGCCAGTGAGGTCCTCCTGAGCGAATGAGGATCGGATGTCGCGGAACGAGATCGTGGTGCCGTTGCGACCCTGCGATGCGACCGCGCCTGTGCCGACGATCGTGGCGCGCGCGACGACGCCCTTGAGGATTGCGAGCGCATCCTTGCCCTCGTCGGAGTCGAGCTCGAACGTGGTGATGCACGGGGCGACTGCTCGAGCGCGGACGAGGATGCGCCGCGCGAGGTCCTCGTCGCCACCGAGGTCGGCAGGAGTGATCGCCATGAAAGTTCCCTTCGACGGCCTGCGCTCCGTAGAGCGGTCGAGAAACCCGAGATCGAGTGCTCGGGCGAGTTCGCGCTTCTACGCCGCGATTCGGGCGCACAGCACCAGCGCGAGGTGCAAGAGAGGACCGGCCCCCGGCGAGAAGCACCGGGGACCGGTCAAGCACACCGACCCGTAGCGGTCAGGGCTGCTTCGCGGCGGGAGCCTTCGCTGCCGGCGCGTTCTTCTTCTCGATCTCCGCCTTCGCGGCGTCGAGGTCTGCCTGAGCCTGCTTCAGCTCGGCCGCCTGCGCGTCGGTCGCGGCCTTCACCGCTGCGTCGACATCGGCCTGAGAGAAGACGGTCGGCTCCGGCTCCGGGTCGGGCTCCTCGAGCACGGCGATGAAGCCCTGCTTGGTGAGCCGCTTGATCTGCTCCTTGTCGACGCCCTCGGGGAGGATGTCGCCGCGGCGCACGAACTGGGCAACGCTGTTGCCCGACGGCGAGCCGATCGACACCTTCACGACGGCGGCGGTTGCGACGTGACGGTTGCTCATCACGGGGCCTCCGTTCCGGTGAGGTAGAACGCGGCGAGCGGATCGGTGACGATCGGCACGTGCACGTTGCGGGCCTGCAGCCGCGTCTTGTCGGCCTTCGGCTCGCGGATGGGGGCGATCTCGACGCCGGTGTCGCCGCCGATGTGGCGGTATTCGGGCGACGGGATCTGTTCCCGGGCGATGCCGCCGAGGCGGCGACGGTCCAGGAACAGCGGGTCGGGCAGGTCGTCGCCGTCGTCCGAGATCCAGGTGATGCCGGCCACGGTCGGGAATCCGTCCGTGAGCGCCTGGCCGCTGTCCTTCGGCAGGATGTCGAGCAGCTCGGGGATGACTTCGGCGTACTGCTCGCCGGGCAGCACGACGGTGTCGATGTTGTACCCGAGCTTCTGCTTGCGGACCGCGGCCTTGATGCGGAGCGCGTCCTTGTACACCTGCTTGCCGGTGGTCCAGGTCGCGCCGGCTGCCATCGTGTTCGTGACGGACGACATCACGGCGCCGAGCGCTGCGTCGTTTGCCGAGAACACGAGTTCCGTCTGCAGGAAGGTGAAGGCGTCGTCGACGATCGCGCCGAGGAGTCGGCCGATCTGCTCGTCGGTGACCTCGGTGCCGAGGCCCTCCTTCATCGCCTGATAGAACTCGTACTCCTCGGCCGACATGGGCGTGAGCTTGTACTCGGCGCCGGGCGCGACGATCTCGGCACCGCGCACGGCACGAATGACCTCGTTCTTCGGGACGCCGATCGCGCCGCCCGTGATCGTGAAGCGCTTCTGCAGCAGGAACAGTCCGAGGAACTGCTGTGCTGAGAGGATCTCCGCGAGTCGACGAGCGACGAGCGTGGGCGACTTGAGGAACGCGACGAGGTCAGCGGCCGAGACGTTGGCGAACTGGCTCGGAGTGAGCGGGTAGGTCTGCATGTTCGTCTCCTTTCTCAGAGCTGGATGGCGCGGACGGTGGCGCCGTCGACGGCCGACGTGAGCGCGACGTAGACCGCGGTACCTGCCGCGAGCGTGCGCACGGCACCCGCAGCAGCGGTCTCGAGCCGCTGGCCGCGGGTGATGGCACCCGACGCCTTGAGCTCGTGGATGGGCTTGCCGACCTCGACGGTGGCCTTGTCACCGACGGCAGCGTCGTGCCCGGCGACGCCGACGACCTTGGCGGACGCGGCGGCGGCCGGCGCGACCGTCATGTCAGCGGTGCCGACCTCGACGACCTGGCCAGCCGTGACGGCGGTCGTGACGCCGAAGGTGACGGTGTCACCCGGGCGGAACAGCGGGAGGTAGGAGTTGGCCATGATCAGGCACCTTCCTTCGCGGCGCCGCCGTAGACGCGGGCGTAGAGCGCGGACTCCGAGTCGGTGACCTCATCGGAGTGCCCCAGCTCGGCCACCGGCAGCGCGGTGTTCTTGGGGAACTTCTCGAGCAGGGCGGTGATGCCCTCCTCGTCCTTGTCGAGCTGCTCGCGCCACGAGTCCTTCGACTCGGCCGTGATGCGGCCCTCCTTGAGGGCGCTCGCCACGATCGCATCGCGGCGAGCGCTGATCTGCTCCTCGCGTGCCTGAGCACCGAGGGCGGCCTGCGCCTTCAGATCCTCGAGCGCGGCGCCGTCCATGACGACCGCACCCTTCGGCAGCGGCGGGGTTGCGGCGTTCGCCGCGGGGTTGTCGGCCTTGCCCGCGAGCGCCTCGTCGAGAGCCGCGAACACGCTCTCGTCCGAAGCTTCGGCGTCGGTCACACCGAGCCGCTTCACGATGCCAGCCTTGAAGTCGTCGTGTGCCACGACGCTCTCCTTTCGGTTGGGGTCACCCGACTCGGTCGAGACCGGGAGTTTGGGGGCCGAGGCTCGGACCTCGGACGCGAAGACGACGAGGCGGGCGGCGGAGTCTTCCGGCTCGTCCTCGTCAGGAATCAGGAGCGCCTCGTCGTCGGCGCCAACCGTCTCGGCCTCGCCGGCATCCGGCACGACGGCCACCCGATCGGCGAGCCCTTCCTCGACCGCTTCGCTCGCGGTCATCCAGGTCTCGTCAGCGAGCAGCGTCGCCCAGTCCTTCTCGCCGGCCTTCGCCGTGTAGATCTCGACGATGGACTTCTCGATCCCGTCGAGGATCTCTGCCTGCTTGCGCAGCACGGTCGCGTTGCCCCACGCGATGACCGACGGTGAGTGGATCATCATCTGCGTCCCGGGCGACATCACGCACTCGTTGCAGCCAGCGGCGACGACCGAAGCGGCGGATGCCGCGCGACCGTCGACGACTGCGGTCACGGTCGCCTTGTGGGCGCGCAGCATGTTGAGGATCGACACGCCCTCGAACACCTCGCCACCGGGCGAGTTGATGCGCAGCACGATCTGGTCGACGGACTTCGGAAGCGCATCGAGCACGGCGCTGACGTCCTTGGCCGAGACACCCCAGAACCCGCCCCACGAGTCGATCGGACCGTAGAGCCGGATCGTCGCGACGGTGCCATCCCCCGAGGGGGCCGGCGTGGTGACGGCGTTGAAGAACTCGGCCTTCGACTGCGGGAGCGGCTCCTTGCCCCAGTAGCGGTTGTCGCGGCGGGTCATGCTGCCTCCTCAGGCTGCTCGGGTTCGTTGTCCGGGCCGAGATCGGCGCCGGCCTGGCGCACGATGTCGCGCGCTTCCTTCTTCGTCAGGACCGGGCCCACTCCGAGGTAGACCTTCTGCACGGTCTCGGCCACGTCCCGCGCCTTGTCAGCGTCGGTCTGCTCAGGGTCGGCCGCCGAGTCGTCGACCGCGTCCATGACCGGCAGCCCGTAGAGGGCGCGGAGGTGTGCCTCGAGCGCGGGGTTCCAGCGGATCGCGCCCGAGTCCAGGAGGGCTCGGATTGCTTCGGCGGTGGCCGGGTGCTCGGCGCCGATCTTCGGCGGTACGAGTCGCGGCGCCGGCTCGTTCGGTCCCCAGTTCGCGTCGACGAGATCCTCGATCACGTGCTGCTGCACGGTCGTGGCGATGTGTCGGGCCAGCGAGTTGAGCGACTTCGTGAAGAAGTTCTCGAAGGTGTCGCCGAGCGCGTAGGAACCGGTCGAGTTGTCGCCGCCGAGGTTGAGGAAGTTCGCGAGCACGGCGCGCGCGATCTGCTCGTCGTAGTACCGGATCTGCTTGTCGAGATCGGGCACCTTGCCGGTGACGCCCTTGAAGTCGAACGACGCACCGTGCGGCATCGACACGCCTGCAGCGTCTCCGGCCCGGGCGTTCTTCGCGATGTCGAGGCCACGTGCGATCTCGGCGTCGAGCCATTCCTTCACGAGCACGTCGTCGTCGAAGTCCGGCGGCGGTGCGCTCGTGTAGCTCGGCAGCCCGAGCCCGTTGCGCTCGGCGGCGAGCGCCTGCACCCGCAGCGTGCGGTCCTTCAGGAGCCACATCTTGTACGCCGCGCGGAGCAGCGAGACACCGATCCAGTTCGCGCCCTCGCGTTCGTTCACGAACACCACGAGACGGTCGATCGGGATCGTCACGCCACCGGCGACGCCGGGCTGGATTCGCACGCCCACGTTGGACGGGGCCATGGTTCCGACGCCGTGCTGCACGATCGCGGTGAGCCCGCCGTCGCGTTCGGTCTTGAATTCAGCGATCGTGCGCGGCGGCCGCCATGCCAGCTTCTGCAGGTGCGCGAGGCCGAACGCGTCGACCGAATACACCTGCTCGAACACCGAGTGACCGAACACCAGCTCGAGTAGCGCGAGCCGCAGGAACTCGTCCCACGAGAACCGGCCCTTCGTGCGCAGCGGCGCCTTCCGCTCTACCCCGACGATCCCGAGGTCGAGGTCGTTCGCGATGTGCTCGGCAACCTCGTCGCGGACGCCGACCGAATCGAGCCGCCACTCCGACTCGAGGAGCGGGAGGATCACGGCGCGCAGCACCGACATGACCTGCGGGTCCTCGCGGCGCATCCGATCGAACACGTCGAGCGAGAGCGGCCAGACGAGCTCCGGGTTCGTCTCGTTGACCTCGGCGAGCATCCCCGCCCAGCCCGCGAGAGCTCCCGTCTGGTATCCGATCTCGGTCAAGGCGGGCCTCCTGTCAGAACGCGGCGACAGCGAGGCTCGCTTCCGCGGTGCTCTCGACGTCGTCACGGGTGAGAATCTGTGCCGCGGGCGGCGGCGGTGGGGGCGGCTTCTTCGGCGGCGGCACGAATGCCTCGAGCGCGACGAGCGCGTTCGTGGCTGCCACGGCCGGCGACGTGTCGACCGGTGATCCGTAGCGGTCCCACACCGGCATCCCGGAGAGGTCCTTCGTGGTGCCGTTCGCGATCGCCAGATCCAGCGGGCCCTGCGACCGGTGCCGGACCTTGTCGGCCTGGATGCGCTTGTTCAGCCGGTCCGCCGACGTCAGCAGTGTCGAACCCGAGATCGACACGACGTCGAAGCCGGCCTCCTTGAGGTCCTCGACAAGATCGGCCGCCGGGCATCCCCGCGTCTGCAGCGCCACCTGGTTGATACCGGTCTTGGCGCGGACCGCCTTCGCGTGCTTCACAACCCACGACATACCGGTCCGCTGCGCGATCAGCTCGAGGTGAACCCGACCGTCAGTCCGGTAGCCGGCTACGCAGATCACGCTCGACGTGCTGCGCGCCGACGACATCACGTCGATGCCCATCGTCATCCGAGAGCCGTCGGCGATCTGCGAGCCGAGCTCGATCACGTTGTCGTCGTCGTCGAGCACCGGGCCATCGGCGGATGACGACCACCCGTCGCCCTTGATGAACGGTTCGACGCGAGACGTCACCCAGTCGCACAGGATCTCGGTGCGCTTCGTTGCCTCGGGCTCGTCGCCGAGAAGGTCCGACCAGATCGACTCGAAGAACATCGGCTTGTAGCCAACGGACGGGTTCGCCTGCAGGATGCCGGGAATGTCGAGCAGCGGCTTCCCCGGCTCCGCCGACCACTCGAACAGAGCGGTCGCGACGTCGTGGGTATTCGCGAACTCCTCGAGCGTCTGGATGCCGGACTCGACGTACTGCTCGTACTCGCGGATGGTCTTGATCGCACCGTCGCGGAGCGTCCGCAACACCACCGACTTGATGTCGCCGGCCGAGGAGATGCCCCACAGCTGCGAGTTGAAGATCGCGTTCTTCGTCTTCGACACCGAGCCCCAGACGTCCCACGTCTGCTGCTCCCGCATCTCGTCCATGATCACGCGCGCCGCGGACTTGCCGCGGCCGCCCATGCGCGACGCCGCGCGCGGCTCATACTTCGCGTTGTTCCGCAGCCGCAGCGACTTCTTGCCGTTCGTCTTGACCGGCTTCCGGGTCTCCGTCGCCAGCCACTCGACGACGTACTCCTCATCGTCCTCATCGGGCGTCGGGTCGCACCGCTTCAGCGCGGCATCCCACGCCTCTTCGGCGATGTCGAGGTTCTGCGCCGTGCCGAGGATCAGGAAGTCACGCGCCGGCAGATGCTCCGGGAAGCTGTCCGCGTCGACGAACAACCACCACAGCGCGAGCACCGTCAGCAGCGTCGTCTTCCCGTTCTGCCGGCCGACGAGAACGAACACCTTCCGGAACCGGTAGGTCCCGTCCTCGTTCAGCTCGAGCGCCCGGATCAGCAGCGCCTTCTGCCACGGGTACAGCGTCACACCGAGCACGTCGCGGGCGAAGTCGATGACCGAGAACCCGTGGGACGTCTCCGGCGTCAGGTCCCGTAGCGGCTTCGTGCACAGCCGCGGCTCCGTTGCCCCGACGTGCTGCCCGTACTGCTTCGCGTCGGCGTACACCGCACGCTCGTACGCGTCAGCCTGCGGCGCGAGCCTTGTCCCTCCGGATGCGATCAAGGGGCGACTCCTCCACGATCTCGAGCTTCGGCGGCGACGTCGGTCCGACGGGATCCGTCGCCTCCGTCTCGCCTGCAGCTCGCACCGGTTTCGGTGCCGGCCTCGGCGCGGCCGCGCGCTCGAGCTTCGTCACCGCCGAGTCGTATAGCCGCAGCAGATTCAGCGGCGCCTCTTCGGGGCCGGCCTTGTCCATGCGCCGCGCAAGATTCCGCGCCATGTCGATAAGCGCGGCGTGCACACCGTCCTCCGCCAGCCCGCCCGCCCGAATGGTCCGATTCACCGCCACCAGGCACGCACGAGACGCCATCAGACCTCCTCGGAGGGGGTGGAATCCGCCGATCAGACGCGGGGGGAGAGGATCACTCCCCCGGTGAGTGGTCCGCCCCCAGGGTCGATGTCTGAATTTTCTGCGGGCTACGCGAATGGGTTCGTGAGGGCGAGGCGGAGGCGCCGCACGCGGTGCCTCTGGGGTGGCTGCTGCCACGTGATGAGGGCATCGGCGTGAGCCGGCCAGGTGACGCTTCGAGTGTCGTTGTAATGACCGGTTAGAGGATTGGACTCAAGCTCGCCGTGTCCGGGGACCGTGATGGAGCTCCTGAGGGACTCGCCCGGCTCGAGCTTCGCAGTCACGATCTCGCGTGAGGCGTTCGGGGCTCCTGTAATGGTGAGACGTACGTTGTACGCAGGGCCATCTCCGATGTTCCAGAGCTCGACGGGCAGCCCAACCTCACCATCGCGGTTCGTCCACCAGTTGCCGCTGGGCTGTGACGCCTCCACCCTGAAGAACGGCTGCGGACGTTCTGCCCGGGCGACGGCGAGCCCGATCAGAGACGCGACGAGCGCGCCGATGATCGTTGCAATGAGGGTTGCCCAGAACGCGTTCCAGTCGAACCCTGACATGGCGTCGGCAATGCGGTCGAGCTGGCAGGCGATCGTACAATCCACAGCGGCACTCTATGACCTCCCCCGGTCATGCCCACTGGCGGGACGGGATGCCGAGGTCGACGACGGGTGATCCGTTGCCGCGTTCGCGGTTGCATCCGGCGTGCGATGGTCGCTTGTTCTCCGGGTCTTCCTGCAGGTGGGGGTGTGTGGAGACGGGCCAGAAGTGGTCTTCCTGGAAGCGGTCGTCGTTGCCGTAGTCGTCCCATGCGGCCGCGTAGTCGATCGGGAGGTCGCAGATCCAGCAGGGCTCGTCGTTCGCCTCGCACTGGGCGCGGAAGTCGACACGCTGCTTGTGCTGCCGGCGGGTGTTGGTTCTGGCTCCCATGGGGTCTCCGTCGGGGCTGGCAGGGCGCAGTTTGCGGCGATTTCAGGTTGTGCGTGCCCTGCGCGCGTATAACTCGGTCCCTTAGTAACTAATCAAAGAGCTGTGACGATTGAGAAAACTGCGCCCTACGGCGCCCTGTAGGGGTGAAACCCGCGGAATTACGCGGGAATCAGAGGGTCAGGTTGCTGTTTTGAACTGCGCCCTAACTGCGCCCTGTCGTTGAAACTGCGCCCTGGCTGATCGGGGGCAGGGCGCAGTTTCAGGGCGCAGTTTGCGGACGGCTCGTGCGAGCGGTTCCGGTGGCTATACCTGGCTGCTCTGTTCTGCTGTGCGTAGGGCGTCGATGCCTTCGGTGAGCTGCGCGATCTTGGCCTGAAGGAAGGCGCGGCGCTCCTGCAGGAGTTGTCGTTGGGCGTCGGCGGTGGCGATGTCGGTGTCGAGCTGGGTGACGTCGGCGATGGCTTTCTTGCGTTCGCTTTCCAGCGACATGCGGGATGCGCTCAGTCCGTCGCTCATTCGTCTCCTCGGTCGCGGTGGGCTGTGTGCGGGGCGCCGGCGGTGTTGGCCGGTCGGCGCCCCGCGGGGCGGTGCAGGTGCTCCTCGCCCGAGGAATCGGCGGGCGTCGTGGGAGTCCTTCGCGGCGTGCATCGTGCCCGCGTTGACACCGGCTGGCGTCCCGGCCGGGAGGAGCCTGCGGGGTGCTGCTCGTACTCCCGGCCGGGGTTGCTGTGGGGAATGACGAGAGCCCCGGGAGCGGTGGTCGCTCGGTCAGGGCTCTCGTGCTTGGTGTTGTTGCCGACACCTGTACAACCATGACGTTAGGGGCGGCAAGTACTCCTGCGTCAACTGCGACGCGCTGATTCGTTTCGGCGTGTCTTAACTGAGGAGCTTCGCGAGTACTGGGCCGGCTGCGGGGCCACGGTGCACTTCGTCGGCGTAGTGCGCCTTGGTGGTCTTCTCGTCTTCGTGTCCGAGTTGGTCTTTGGCTGCTGCGATGCCGAGCTCGTTGCGGATGACGGTGGCGACGGTCTTGCGGAAGCTCTTCGGCGTCACGCCCGCGAATGGGGTGTCTCGGAGGGCGGCGCGCCAGACGGTGCGGTAGTTGTTCGGGTGGCGGAAGGTGCCGACGGCGGAGGGGAACACGAATTCGGAGAAGGATGCGACGCGGCGACGGAGGAGCATCTCGACGATGGGGTCTGGGAGCTCGAGCTCGCGGTAGCCGGCGTCTGACTTGGTGAACTCCTGGACGAAGAACTTCTCGTCGCGGTCTTGTGCGATGGTGCGGCGGATGGTGACGACCTGGGCGGTGAGGTCGAGGACGTCCCACTGCAGTGCGAGGAGCTCGCCGGTACGGACGCCGGATCCGATGATCATGTCGGTGCTGTCGAGGAGGTCGCTGGCGCGCGGTTGTCGGCGGCGGCGGTCGCCTTCCTCGCGCGGTTCGGTGCCGGCGTCCCACATCTCGAAGCGGGTACGGATGCCGCGGATCACGTCGGCGTCGGGGGCTGCTGCGCGGCCGCGTCGCTTCGGCTTCTCCGGCGCGGGCACGTCGACCATGGGGTTCGGTTTGACGGCGCCGTGTCGTGAGGCGAGGGCGAACATGCCGCGCAGGACGACGTGAGCGGTGGTGGCGGTGCCTGGCCCGGATGCCTTGGTGACGGCGGTGATGAACCGGTCGAGGCGTGGGACGGTGACTTCCTTGAGTCGCACGGAGCCGAGGCCGGGTTTGATGTGGTTCTGGATCGCCTTGCCGTAGATGCGCAGGGACCCCTCGGCGAGCTTGCCCTTCGAGTCGATCCACTTCTCTGCGAGCTGCTCGACGGTGGAGTCGGGTGAGAGGTCGTCGCTGGCTGGCGCGAGCTGCTGCTTCAGCGCCTTGATGAGGTTGCGTTCGGCTTCGGCGGGCGTCTTGCCTTGCCGCTGCATCGGACGGGTGCGGCCGTCGGAGCCGCGGTAGTTGGCGATCGCGGTGGGCTTCCCGTCGACGGTGGTGCGGCGGATCTTGCCCCACGTCTCGAGCTCGAGTGGCGGCCTAGGCATAGGAGCTCCTGTAGTGCCATTGGTTGATGCCCATGCGGGGGCGGACGTAAGTGACGCCGCGGAGCCGGGTGAGGCAGTGCTCCTGGTAGACGACGACCAGGTCGGGGGTGACGCGCAGCTCCTCGGCGATCGACGCGACGTCGTGCGTGATTCGCTCGAGCTCGGCGTACCGGGCGGGGTCGATCAGGAGGCGGGCTGCGAAGGCGTCGGCTGCGCGCTCGCTGCGCGGGTCTTCCTCGCAGTTGTGGCCGTGGTGGTCGTGGCCGAGCTCGTGGGCGAGGACGACGCGACGCTCGATCGGGGTGAGGTTGAAGTCATAGACCACCTGGCGGCGTTCGGCGTCGTAGTAGCCGCGGTACGGAGCCGGCAGATGTGCGACGTGCACGGTCACCCCCTGCCGCGCGGCGTACGCAATCAGCTCACGCAATCGATCCCCCTCGAATGTGCAACGCGCACCAGCCTCCGCGAGACCGCCGACATTCAGTCGGCAGGGTCCCCGCCGACGCGCGGCTTCTTGTCTGCGGCACGCTTCTCCGGCAGGTCTTTCTTGGCGATGCGACCGATGTAGGGGATCTCGTCCTCGGGCTTCGGGGCGGCCTTCTCGTCGAGCACCTCCTGGATCAGCTCGGAACTGATCGGCTCGGTGAGCGCCTCGGTGGCGCTGCCTGCTTCGATACGCCGGACGATCTCCTTGGAGAGCTCGAGGTCGGTGTACTCATCCAACCCGTACGCCTTGGGCACGCTCGTGCTGGCGAGGTCGTCGGTGGTGAGGTAGCCCGTCGCGATGAGAGCGAATACCGGGCTCTGCCCCAGCTTCCGAGCGACGGCCACGATCGTGTCCGCGTCGGGGCGCTGAGTTTTCCCGCTGAGCCACCTGCTCACAGTGGCATCGTTCTGGCCGAGTGCGACGGCGAGGTCTGCCTGTGAGAGGTCCGGCGCTGCGCGCTTCAGGTACTCACTCCATGGTGTCGGTGATGTAGCCACACCCCCGAGTATTGCATGTCTGCAATGACTTTGCATCCGCGTTGCCGCAAGATTCCGCGGATTCCCGGTTAGACACGATTGCAGGAGAGTTGCAATGCCGCAGGTTCTGCGTATGGTTACTCGCATGCAGGAACTTGACACCAATGCAGGAGAGCCCAAGACCTGGCTGCGCCGCGACAAGCTGAACGACCTCCGGAAGGCCAATGGCATCCAGACCGAGGCCGAGCTTGCGCGGATTATCGGCGTCTCTCCTGAGACGCTCTGGCGCGTCTCGACGCGTAAGCAGCCGGCCTCGGGCGACTTCATCGCTCGTGCCCTGATCGCGTTTCCTCACGCGTCGTTCGAGGTGCTGTTCGAGGTCACCGCCAACAAGCCGGTCGCGGCGGTGGCGTGATGTCCGGTCGGTGGCTGACGCCTGTTCAGGTGTCGGAGCGGACCGGGTTCTCGGTCAAGACGCTCGCGAACTGGCGGTCGAAGACTCGGGCGGGTGAGCCGACCGGTCCCGCGTTCGTGAAGGCCGGTGCACTCATCCGCTACGACTCGGACGCCGTCGCCGAGTGGCAGCAGACGTTCGAGGCGGTGGCCTGATGCGCGCGCTGCTCGCCTGGATCGCGTTCGTCGCCGGCGTCCTGTTCATCGTCGTCGACGTCGTCCGCCTCAGCATCACGGGCCTGTTCCTGCTCGGCGTCGTGCTGCTAGTCGTCTGGGCCTGGGGCATCGACGCCTTCCGGGCCAGCTTCTGGATCGCCCCGATCGACGGATCGCACCCCGACGCGCTCGGGTCCCTCGACTTACTCGAGCGTCACGGCGTCCGCCGTCCCGACGTATCCGCTCCCGCCGGGGACGCCAACTCCCCCGACACCGCGACGTAATCCCGACCGTCGCCGCGTCTCCGGCGGGCCTCACCCAGACCCCATCCCCCACCACCTCACCGAATCACCGATCTAACAGGAGTCAGCATGTCCACCACCGCCATCGTGCGCGTCGATCCGAAGACACTGCTCATCGGTCCCAACGTTCGCAAGGAGGTCACGCTCCGCAAGGAGTTCGTGGCATCCGTCCAGCAGCACGGCATCCTCGTGCCGATCATCGCCCAGCAGACCGCTGACGGTCTTGAGGTTGTCGACGGGCAGATGCGCACTCTCGCTGCCGTCGACGCTGACCTCACCGAAGTCCCGGTGTTCGTGCAGCCGGCGATCGTCGACGAGGCGTCCCGCATTGTCGAGCAGATCGTCGTCAACGAGGACCGGGCGGGCCTGACCACGACCGATCACGTTGCGGCGATCGCGCAGCTCGCTCTCGACTTCAAGCTGCCTGCTGCCGAGATCGCGAAGCGCACGGGTGCGACGAAGACTCAGGTGGCCGCGGTCGTCACGGCCTCGAAGTCCCCGCACGCTACCGCCGCGATCGGCCAGGAAGGCGTGACGCTTGAGCTCGCCGCCAAGATCGCCGAGGCGGGGCTCAGCAAAGCCGACACGAAGCGGGTCATCGAGGCGCGGTGGAACAAGGACCACGCGTTGCAGCAGATCCTGGACGAGCGCGCGGCCGCGGCACGTACGAAGGAGCTCGAGAAGGAGACGAAGGCCGCCGGTGTCGCAATCGCGGCAAAGCCGTCGACGGGCGACTACTACGCCAAGGAGAAGAACAAGCACCTGTTCCTCGACCAGCTCGTTGACAGGGCCACCGACAAACCGATCGCCCTCGCGGAGCACGCCGACTGCCCTGGCCACGCTGCCTACGTCGGCGTGCGCGGCTACAACGGAAAGGTCGAGGTCCACTACCTCTGCACCGACCCTGCCAAGAACGGCCACCGCGATAAGAACCGCGCCGCCCCGACGAAGCTCACTCCGGCCGAGCGTGAGCAGAAGCAGCTCGAGAAGGCCCGTGCCGAGCAGTGGCTCTCAGTCACGACGGTGCGCACGACGTGGGTCCGCGAGCAGCTCCTCACCCGCCGCACGATGCCGACCGGGTGGGACCTGTTCCTGCTACACGACCTCACCGAGACGCACGCACGAGCCTGGGGGCAGTGGCAGAAGCTGGCGCTCGAGCTGTTGCAGCGCCCCGCAGCCGAGGACGACTGGTATCCCGCGCGCACCCTCGCGGCGTGGGCGGCCGAGAAGCCAATCAACGCGGCCCGCGCCGCTCTGGCTTCGGTAATCGCTCGTCACGAGGCGGAGCTCGGTGTGAAGGGCGGCTGGTCGAAGGTCTCGCCCGTCTATCTGCGGCTGCTCGCCGAGTGGGGCTACGGCCTTAGCGAGATCGAGCAGGCGATCGTCGACGCCGCGGGAGCGGACGCGTGAGCCGGCTGCAGCTGCGCACACCGGCGGTGCTCCGCCGCCGCCCGTTCCACGCACGGCGCGCCGTCGCTCACGACGCACCCATGGAGTACTCGACGAAGCCGGTCGCGCCCCGCTGGCTCGTGATCGGTACCGGCATCCTCGGCGCCGGCGTCCTCGTCGAGATCCTCATCGGTCTGGCGGTGCTCGCATGATCGCGGTGGGCCTGGACCCGTCGCTGACCTGCACCGGCGTCGCGGTGATCGACACCGAGGGCGGCGCTCTCACTCGGCGCATCGTGTCGCCAAACCTCGGGACCACGCTGCTCGCTCGCCGTGAGCGTCTCCGCCGCGCGATCGCCGGCGTCCTCAACTCGGTGCCCGCTCGCGTCGACGTGACGCTCATCGAGGTCCCGAACTCGACAAAGCAGCACGGCGCGCACGGCGAGCGGATGGCCCTCTACTGGTGGCTCGTCGACCAGATGTTCGCCCGCGGCCCCGTCGTCGAGGTTGCCCCTCCGAGCCGCGCGAAGCTCTCGACCGGCAACGGCCGCGCGAAGAAGGGCGACGTCGTCGCGTCCCTCCGCGCCGCATTCCCGAATGCCCACATCCCCGACGACAACGTCGCGGACGCTCTCGGCCTCGCGTGGGCCGGCGCCCGCTGGGCCGGCATCCCCACACCCGCCTATCTCCCCGGCCAAGAGGAGGCGCACGCGCGCCTCGCCTGGCCCGCCGGAACCACCCACTGAGAGGAATCACCCACATGGTCAAGCTCGCCCCGTCGCTCCCGAAGGAGTACGACGACAACGGCCTCGAGTCCAACACTCGTCACCTGCTCAACATCTATCCGAAGCAGGAGTACGTGCCCGTCGTCGCGCTCGTGCGCACGAAGGAAATCACGCAGACCGAGAACTTCGAGCGCGTCCCGAAGGTGGAGATCGTCCACATCGAGATCGCGGTCGACGCCGACGACCAAGAGGACGTGCGCGACCTCATCCAGCGACTCCACGACGGTCGTGTGCAGCACATCAAGCAACCCCTGGATCTGCCCGACACCGACCCGGAGCCCGCGACACCGCTCGAACTGGAGGCGAGCGTCGGCGAGTACTCGATCGAGATCTCCGACGAAGCGCCCGGGGTGTTCGGCCTCTCGCTCGTTGCGGCGTCAGGCGCCCACGTGCTCGACCGTCACGCCCTACCTCGTGCCGAGTACGGGGAGATCCTGCCCGGTGCGCACACCCTGCATCTGCTCGAGCCTGCGCTCGGGGAGCTAGTGCGGCAGCTGATTGGCGAGTACGAGCAGGGCTTCGCCGTCAGCGAGGACGACGTCGTTGTGGACGCCGAGCTCGTCGACGAGACCACCACCACTGAGGAGGACTGACCCATGAGCACGCCCGCACCCATCACGCCCATTCGCCCCGACCAGCCCGCGCGTCAGTCCGACGCGATCATGCAGCGTCTGATCGAACGGCGCGCGACGATCAAGGCCGATCAGGAGATCCTCGCCGGCGAGCTCGAGGCGATCGACGGGCAGCTGATCGAGCTGCTCGGCGGCGAAGTCGGCACCCATGAGATCGCCGGCACGAAGGTCGAGATCCGCGAGTACTCGCGCACCGACTACGCCGCGCTCGAGAAGAAGTACCCCGCCGCTGAGTACCCGCAGCTGTACACCACCAAGGCGTCGCTCAACCAGGACGTCGTGAAGAGGCAGTTCGCACCGGCCGCGCTCGACGCGTTCAAGGTGCGCGGCAAGAAGTCGGTGGTGGTGAAGTGAGCAGCGGCCAGGACACGGTCCGCGCGACCGTCTACCTGCAAGTGCAGCCCGAGTACTCGTGGCAGGCCAAGCAGTACCGACAGTTCGATACGCCGAGCGCCATCCAGGGCGCGAAGGTAGTCGGCTCGACGCAGGGCAAGTCGCAGAAGCCGAAGCCGGGAACGGTTGAGGTGAAGATCATGGTCGAGCTGCCCAAGGGCGCGTTCCTGCCGCTGCGCCCGGAGGCGATCGTCGTGATCCCCGAGTCGCTCACCCAGCCCCACCCGGTCACCGTGGAGGCCGAAGACGCGAACGAGTCGCAGGCATGAGCTCGGTGGAGGACCTCTACCTCGGGGTCATCAAGGACGGCATCGCACGGCATCCGCGGTCGCTGCAGAAGCGCATCGGTCCCAGCGAGATCGGCCGACCCTGCGACAGGTGGATCCTCCACAAGCTCAACGGCGACGGCGAGCCCGACCGCGGTCCCGCCTGGAAGCCGGCGGTCGGCACCGCGGTCCACGACCAGCTCGAGCAGTGGTTCGACGCCGCGAACCGTGGCGGCGGCGAGGTCGACCGCACCGAGTGGGTGACCGAGTGGCAGGTGACAGTCGGGCAGATCGGCGGCCAGGACATCGACGGCCACTCTGACCTGTTCCACGTTCCGACCGGGACCGTCATCGACCACAAGATCGTCGGCCCGAAGCAGCTCTCCAAGTACCGGCTCCACGGACCCAGCCAGCAGTACCGGGTACAGGCACACCTCTACGGCAAGGGGTTCACCGCCGACGGCGGATGGGGCCCGTGCCGCAACGTGGCGATCGCGTTCCTCCCCCGCGACGGCGAGCTCCACAACACCTACTTCTGGTCGGAGCCGTACGACGCGCACCTCGCGGCCGAGGCGATGCTCCGCGCGAACCGACTGTGGACGATGCTCACCGTTGTCGGCATCGAGGCGGCGCTCGCCGCGTCGCCGCTGTGCGATGACGAGTGGTGCACCTGGTGCAAGACGGAGAAACGCGCCCAGCAGCGGGCGGCCGGCGGGTCGCTGTTCGACATCGGCGAGCTCCGCGTCGTGCCCGAGCCCGAGGTTGCGCCGCGGCCGCTCGCCGCGCTCCCCACGGCCCCTGCGCGGTGCACCGCCTGCGGTGAGCCGCTCTCCCCGATCGCCGCGATGGGCGGCTTCACCACCCACCCGACGTGCGACCCCGAGACCCCGGCCCCGACGCCGGTTCCCGCGACACCGCAGCCAGCGGTGCTCGCACCCGTCACCAACCTGTTCGACCGCTGACAAGACCAACCAAGGAGAAGACATGTCCCTTTTCGATTCCAGCAACAAGGGCCTCAAGTTCGACCAGATCGGGGTGTCGCATAGCGGCACCGTGAAGTCGGCGCCGCGCGAGCGGCAGCAGACGAAGTTCGGTAGCCAGGAGCCGGACTTCTGGCCCAACGGTGACCCGAAGATGCAGATCCTCGTCGACCTGCAGACGAACGAGCGCGAGGACCCGAACGACGACGGCACCCGCACCCTCTACGTCGCCTCGAAGAACATGAAGCGCGCGATCAGCGACGCGATCCGCGCTGCGGGCGCGTCCGACATCCTGCCTGGCGGGGTGCTGACCGTGCAGTACGTGGGCAACGACCCGGCGTCGGCGAACCCGGCGAACCCGGCGAAGCTGTACGCCGTCCAGTACACGGCTCCAACGTCGGCGTTCGTGCAGCCTGCGGCCGCGGCACCCGCGGCTCAGCCGGTGCAGCAGTCGCCGACGTTCGTGCCCACGACGGCGAATGTCGCGCCGCAGCAGGCCGTGCAGCAGCCGGTCCCCCAACAGCAGGCGCCGTTCGCGGCTCCGGCTCAGCAGCCGCCCCACCCGAGCGGGCTCACTCAGGACCAGATCGCGCAACTGCAGCAGCTGCGTGCCGCACAGATCCCGGAGGCGACGATCGCCACCGCAATCGGTGCGACCGCGCAACAGATCGCGGTCCTCGACGCCACCCCGTTCTGACCCGACCAGCCGCGCCGCCACCGCCGCGCGGCCTGCAGGGGCCTCCCGAGCCCCACCAGCCCTGCCACGCGGTGTGCAGCCTGTTCGAGCCAGGCCAGGGCACATGACACAACACACCTTCGAACCGAGCATCGCCACACACCCTGCCCGCTGCCCAGACTGCTTCAGCTTCATCCAGCCGGGCGACCAGATCACCCGCGGCAACGCCTTCAGCGAATGGCGGCATCTCCGATGCCCTCTCACGAAGTTCGACTTCGACGCCGCGGCTGTGTGCCCCTCGTGCTTCACGGTCCGCGCCAGCAGCGGAGCGTGCGCGTGCGCAGAGTGATGGGATCAGTCAGGCAGTTCCACCCAGCTGACTGTCGAGGCGTGAGTGATCAGGAAGGTCACGGTGCCCCCGGTGCCAGCGCGCTCGAGCCGCAGCGGAGCGGGCAGCTTGCCCGTCGCGATGTTCTCCAGCTGACTCCTCACGGCCTCCCACTTGTGCGGATCCGAGAAGTCGAACCGGGACTGCGATTCGCCCTCGCCGATGTAGAGGTGCGCCACGTTCTTCGCCATGCCTCGAAGTGTAAGCGGCGCGATCGAGCGCGGACCATCCATCACCAGAAAGTCTCAGCATGACTGCCCTCCTCGCTACGGCACACGAGCTCCACGCCGCAGGGCTGTCTGTTGTTCCCGTCGCTGCCGACGGGACGAAGCGGCCGCGTGTCTCGTGGAAGAACTACACCTCGAAGCCGGCCGACACAGACCAGCTGCAGTCCTGGTTCGGCGACGTCGTCGAGCAGGGCATCGGCCTCGTCACCGGGTACGGCGACGTCGAGATGCTCGAGGTCGAAGGCAAGGCGATGGGGTCGATGGGCGACGTCGTCGAGCTGCTCGACGGGACAGGCCTCCGCCCCGTCTATGACCGGCTCGTCTCCGGCTGGTCCGAGCAGTCACCGTCCGGCGGGCTGCACCTGTTCTACCGGCTCGACGGCGGCGAGGTCCCCGGGAACACGAAGGTCGCGCAGCAGCCGAAAGACGAACCGCCCTACCGTGACACGCTCGCCGAGACGCGCGGCACAGGCGGGTTCGTCGTGCTCGCCCCGTCGGCCGGGAAGGTGCACCCGACTGGCCGCGCCTGGATCCGCCTCGCAGGTGGCCCAGCGTCGCTGCCGACGATCACCCGCGAGGAACGGGACCAGCTGCACGCCGTCGTGCACGCCGCGCTCGACACCATGCCGCCCGAGGAAGCCGCGGCCGGCCCGGTCGACGCGAAGTGGTCGACGACGTACCACGCGGCCGCTGGCGACATCACACCCGGTGATGACTTCGAGGCGAAGACGGACTGGTCGGAGATCCTCGTCGGCTGGACCCTCGTCATGACCCGCGGCACGACGAAGTACTGGCGGCGCCCGGGCAAGAACGACGGGTTCAGCGCGACCACCGGGCACGCTTCGGACCGCGATCGCCTGTACGTGTTCACGTCGTCGACGGCGTTCGAGCCGGAGATCCCGTACACGAAGTTCGGGGCGTACGCGCTGCTCAACCACCGTGGCGATCACGCGGCCGCGGCCAAGGCCCTCGTCGACGCCGGCCACGGGTACCGGGCGCCGCGGGAACTGGCGCCCGGGTCTCGGACGACGTCCACGGGCACGCAGATCTCCGCGCTCGGCAACCCGGTGGCCGCGACAGCACCGGCCGTGTCGATCGGCTCCGACAGTGCAGACCTCACCGACGACGGGAACGCACGCCTCCTGGTCGCCGAGTACTCCGGCGAGCTCCGCTACGTCCCGGATGCCGGGAAGTGGGTCACGTGGGACGGCACCCGCTGGGCGTGGCATCCGGACGACGGACCCGCGATCGAGGCGGCGCGTGACGTGATCCGCCGCATCCCGACCGACAACGTCCAGTTGAAGGCGTGGCGGCTGAAGTCGATGCGGGCACGGGCGATCGCCGATGCCGTGCGCCTGGCGCGTGCGACGCCGGCGATGCGGGTCCCGGCCTCGCAGTTCGACCGGCACCCGTGGCAGCTGAACACCCCTGGTGGGGTGGTCGACCTCCGCACGGGGGCGATCGCCGCGGCGACGCCGGCACTGTTCCACTCGAAGCAGACATCCGTCGCCCCGGATGCGTCGATGCCGACGCCGCTGTGGAACAAGTTCCTGCAGACCACGTTCCAGTCGAACGCGCCGCTCGAGCGGTACATGCAGCGCCTCGCCGGGCTGATGTTCATCGGCGAAGTGATCGAGCATGTTCTCCCGTTCGCGCATGGCGCCGGGGGCAACGGCAAGGGCGTGTTCGCCGAGGTGATGCTCGGTGTCGCGGGCGACTACGGCACGTCGGCACCGCAGGGGTTTCTCGTCGTGGGCCCCACCAAGCACCCAACCGAGCTCGCGATGTTGCAGGGTCGACGTCTCGTCGTCACGTCCGAGATCAACGAGGACACGAAGTTCGACGAGGCGAAGATGAAGGCCCTCACCGGTGGTGACACGATCACTGCCCGCTTCATGGGGAAGGACTTCTTCGACTTCAACCCGTCGCACACGTTCCTCCTCCTCGGCAACAGCCAGCCGAAGGTCGAGACGGGCGGCGACTCGGTGTGGCGCCGCCTCCGTCTGATCCCTTTCACGCACTCGGTGCCCGAGGCCGACAAGATCGAGAACCTGCAGCAGCGGCTCGTCGACGAGGAAGGGCCGGGGATCCTCGCGTGGATCATCCAGGGCGCCGTCGACTACGCCACAGACGGCCTCCGCACGCCTGACGTGGTCCTCGCCGCGACCGACACGTACCGGGCCGAAGAGGACCACCTCGGCCGGTTCGTGGAGGACCGGTGCCGCGTCGGCGGCGGCGACATGGTGCGGGTGGAGATGAGCGAGCTGCGCCGCGCGTACGACGCGTGGTGCAAGGAGCAGCACGAGGACGCCGTGACGACCACCGCATTCGGCCGGCAGCTGAAGCAGCGGTTCGACATCGGCACAGCGAAGTCCAACGGTCGCCGGTTCTACACGAACGTCAGCCTCTACGCGCCCGAGACAGTCGACGACGGCGACGCCGAGCTCCGGTGGGATCAGCGATGACCGCCACCACGCCTCTCTACGCCGCCTGCACGCGCTGCGGCGGCCGCGTCCTCGAGGTGCGCTGGGACTGGCACCAGGACGTGCTGATCGGCGACCCGCAGCTCGAGCCGGTGTCGCTCGACTACCAGCAGATCACCGCTTGCGTGATCGCCGGCATCCCGCTGTGGCAGGTCCACGAGCACGCCGGCCGCACCGTCACGAGCCACCGAACCGCCTACTGGCCCAAGCGCAAGGTCCCCGGCCACGTCGCCCCTGAGCACGGGTGCGGCCGCGTGTGGGATGCGTTCCCGCTCGAGCTCGCACCTGACCCCGCATCCATCCCCGACACCTGCCCCTTCTGAAGGAGATCACAATGAGCACCAGCATCACGCGCGTCACCGAGCGCACGATCGTCGCCGTCGACCTCGAGGACGACGGGTCGATCGAGATCCGCACCGGCGGCAGCTCGGGCTACCGCGAGACGCTCACCGCCGAGCAGGCGCGTCAGCTCGCGGCCGGGCTGCTCGAGCTCGCCGACGAGTCCGAGAAGTACTTCGCCGAGACCGCGGCCGCGGCGATCGCCGTCACGGTGCACGCGGCGCCCATCGGCACCGCAGACGTCACCGCCTGCTGTGGCGTCCTCCCGTGGCACCTTCCCTCGATCGACCGCATCACCAGCACGGATTCCGAGGTCACGTGCACATGGGCCGCGACCGCGCGAGCAGAATGCGCATGAGCACGACACCCGGCATCAAGCTCGTCTGCACGCACGACGGCTGCGAGAAGCGGTCCGTCGCACGGCGCCTCTGCCACGCGCACTACCAGGCCGCGTGGAAGGCCGGCGAGCTCGGGCAGCACGTGAAGCTCCCGCCTCGCGAGAAGAAGAACGACCACGTGTGCCCCGACGACCACAAGCACGCGGCCGCGTCAACCTGCTTCATCCAGCACCAGTGCCGGTGCACGCCATGCGTCGAGGCGCACAACGCGCGTGAGCGGAACCGGAGCAAGCAGAAGGCGTATGGCCGGTTCGACACCGGTCTCGTCGACGCCGGCCCGGTCCGAGAGCACATCCTGAAGCTCGGTGAGTTCGGCATCGGGTACAAGCGGGTCGCCGAGCTCGCTGGCGTCGGCACTACCGGTGTGCGCACGCTGATCTGGGGTCGCCAGGACCCCGGCGATCGGTACGGCGAGATCCCGAAGCGGGTTGCCCGCGAGAAGGCGGAGAAGATCCTCGCCGTGCAGGCGACCATCGAGAACCTCGGCGCCCGCCAGTCCGTCCCTGCACGTGCCACGCACCGGCGCGTGCAGGCGCTCGTCGCCCGCGGTTGGTCGCTCTCCAAGGTCGCGCGTCTCCTCGGGTGGACGGTCGAGAACTTCCACACGATGATGCGCCGCGACATGGTCGGCGCCGCCACCCACCGCGAGGTCGCTGCGCTCTACGAGGAGCTCTGGGACGTCGCCCCTCCGCGCGAGACGCACCGCGACAAGATCGCCTACACCCGGTCGCTGAACTTCGCGAAGCAGCGTCGCTGGCTGCCCCCGCTCGCCTGGGACGACATCGACACCGACGAGGAACCACCTGTCCCCGACGAGGAAGGTGCCGTCGACGAGGTCGCGATCGAGCTGGCGATCGCCGGCGAAGGCGTCCGACTCCGGCCCGCAGAGCGCCGCGAGTGCGTGCGCCGCCTCCACGCCGAGCGATGGAGCGACGGCCGGATCGCCGAGGCAATCCGCTGCACCTCCAAGACGGTGATGCGCATCCGCGAGGAGCTCGGCCTTGGGGCGTTCGACCAGACCGAGCTGCGCGCGAGAGGGGCAGCATGAGCCCGAAGCCGTTCCGGCCCGCCTTCTCCCCTGAACCGCGGCCCCGCCCAGCGCCCACCACCCGGTGCAAGCGGTCGTGCTGCTGGTCTCCCTACGGCCACATCCCCCGGCCGGAGTGCACCTGTCACCCGCGAGGCGGCGTGTCGTGAACGTCGAACTCGCTCCGGTCGACGCGATCGACCCGGATGCCGCGTACCGGGAGTGGGTCGACCAGTACCTGTGGCACGTCGACCAGCTGCCGAACGTGGTCCAGGCGACCGGGACCGTCGCTATGGCCCCGCGCCGCCTCCGCGCCGCGCAGCTCCGCGAGCGGGTCTCGGGCGGCGGGTACATCGACAACATGCCCGTCGTCGACGGACCCGAGTCCCGCAACGCGGCCGCCGTCTGGCAGGTTCTCCGCTCCTACCTCACGGTCGCGTCCTCCCGGGTCGGCGTGGAGGCACCTATCCTCCCGCCCGGGCTGCCCGACGACATCGAGCTCGCACGCCTGTGGGCCTACTCGGCGAACGAGTGGCTCGCCGCGGCCGTGTACGACATTCGGGACTGGCCGGACCTCACCGCGCTCGAGGCGGAGCTGTTCCGCCTCATCCGCAGAGCACGTACCCGCCTCGACACCGGCACCGTGCGCCGCGCCCGCCCCGAGTGGTGCACCACCTGTGGCGAGGAAGGCGTGCTCGTCGACTGGATCGACGGCCCCGACGGCGAACCGATCCTCACGAAGGGCTGCAAAGTCTGCGGCCAGACCTACACCGAAGGAGCCTTGCCATGAACGAGCCGCTGATCTGTCCGGCGTGCGAGAAGCCGATCGGACCGGGCGAGCGCCGAGTGTCCTGGTTCACCCGCAACGCCGACTTGAAGACGACAGAGCGGGGCGCGGTGCACCTGGCCTGCATCCTGCCCAGCCACACGGATCGGAGCACGCCGCGCGACCTCTGCGGGCGGCGGCATCCAGGACCTGGCACGCCGGGCGTGTGCGACCGATGAGCATCCTCTACGTCACCCACCGCGACGAAGAGACAGGCATCGTCGCCGCGATCACCGACGACCCCTGCCCCTGCGGCTGGCCGGAGACCGTGCTGCACATCGTGCCTGACGGCACGATGAAGCGCGGGTGCCCGTCCTGCGAGACCGAGACCGAGGTGGCGACGTGAGCGCGTCAGAGCGGGCGGCCCGTCAGCGGGCGGCGGATGCCGCGAGCAAGCAGGCGCGGCTCATCGACCTGCAGGCGCTGCTCGCGATCCCACCGGTGCGAAACGACGGCCGCGGGATCGACACCCTCATCCCGACACAGCGGGCCGCTGCCCGCCGCGACGACGCATGAGCGACCTTCTCACCTATCGGCAGGCCGCGGCCCTCGTGAAGCGGTCTCCGCGCACGATCCGGCATTGGCGGCAGCAGGGCATGCCGATGGGCTGGGAAGAGCGCGACGGGCAGCGTGTGCGCGTCGTCGAGCAGGAGGTGCTGCAGGCCTGGTTCCGAGCCCGCCTCCTCGCCTGGCCCACCCATCGATGGCGGATGCGGAAGAAGCTCACCCAGCTTGATTCCACAGCGGCAACGGACTGATGCCCTCGCCCCGGTCTGCTCTGAGCTACTGATGTCGGGCGCGGGCGATAACCTCGCAGGGACCGTCTCGAGAGGAACCGCCCTTGCTCTATTTCGTCAAGCCGTTCGGCCAGCTCAGCTGGACTGAAAACGTCGATCAGACGCTAATCGACCTCGCCCGCGCCCACAACAAGGACCTCGCGCAGGTAAGCGAGTGGTGGAAGCCATCCGAACGAGCGGCCAATGACGACGACGTCCGTGTCGCGCTTCGCTATGGCATCGCCGCGACGGGCGGCATCGTGGTCGACGCCGGTCACGTCGTCACCGTCCAGCGCCCGGGCTCGCTACGGGTGCTTGCCGCCGAGAACTCGGTACGCACCGCTGCCTACAACGCCAGCCCGCAGGTCAAGATGGTGGACGAGTACCTCGAGCAGATGATGCCCGGATGGAAGGCGCAGGGCCGAACCACCGATGCGGGAGTCGAGGCATCACTGCGGGACTCGATCCGCGAGGCCGAGCGGGACGCCGCCCAAGAGCTCGCCGGTGAGGTCAAGCCCGAGCTCACCAGCCACTGGCAGCTGCTCGGCGGCAGCCTTCCCGTACCCCTCTAG